CTAACTTTGTTTAAAAACAAATTAGTAGGTTTGTCTAATTCTTTACGAGCACGCATTGTAAGCATTCTTGCTTGCCCATTCCAACTAAATAGTTCTTTAGCAGCAATAACTTCCCAAGGGTTATTAGAGCCACGCATAATAGACTTAGCTGTAGGCAAACCACCTGAAAGTTTTCCTAGTTCTTTTACGCCCATTCGGGTTGCATAGCGCCCCCATGTGCCACGAAATGCTTGAGGCAAAGCTCTAAAAGTTTTATCCATAGCAGGACTAGAAAACTTAAACATTGCTATTCCGTATTGACGATCTGCAATGCCTAAAGTTGGAGTTAATCTTGTACGGTAAGCAAGCTTATTAATAGTTTCTGCTGGAAAAATATTTCTTGCTCCTTCAGCAAAAGTAATTCCTTGTTTTTTACCTACATGCCTAGAAAAAGGAACAGTCGTGTTTCTAGCTATTTCGCCAGTAAAAGGAATTTTAATTCCGTATGCAATTTTTTCTAAATCATCTGCAAAAGGAGTAAAACTATCAAGAGTTCTATTCCATTGACCATCTATTACGTTTCCAGCATCATCTAACTTTGCGCCACCTGCTTCTATCCATTGTTGAGGCGTAAGCAAATCTTCATTTAAACCTTTTCGCTGTGCGTAATTACCTAATTTCCGAATGTCGTCTATTGTTAGCGCTGACCTTCCAAATCTTTTAGCTTTTAAGGTAAGTGCAGCTATTTCTATATATTCTTCTATTAAGTCATCAGCACCTTTAAAAAACAATCTGCTTGAAGAAGCACCTAATTGAGGACTAACGCCAACAGGAAACATGCCCCCTACAGGAGTTGCTTGAGCTGGAATAAAACCGCCTTTAGCGCTTTGCTCTATTGCAAAATCGTCTAAGATTTTGCCAATAACTTGCCTGTATTCAGCAGTAGTAGCTTTAGGTCCTAGCTCTGCAAGAGATTTTTGAACTTGATTAGATAAATCATCTATAGCTTCATCAGGAACAAGAGCACGTATTTGCGCACTAACTATTTCATCTGCTTGTTGCCCTCCTTGACGAACTACGTTTCTTGTAAAAGCAGTTTCAAGCATTTCTTTTGTACTTGCACGAACAATTTGATTAGCGTTTCTTATTGCAGCAAGGCCTATAGAACGATAAGCGCCTAACCCACCAAACCAGTTTAAAGGATCAAGAATTAAATCTGCAGGCAAAGCAGTTAAACCAGACGCAGAAACAGTCATACCAAATCTAGGTCCAATACCTGCATAATACAAAGGATTTAATGGAATGCTAGTAGACCAACTGTCTTGCAACCAGTTTTCTTTATGCAACCATTCACCAAAAGAAAAATATTCTTCACCTATGAGAATGTTTCCTTTTGATTTAAGTCTTTCCCAACTATAAGGATTATTTTCATCCCAATTAGGGTCTTGCCCACGAAGTGTAGCAACACCCATTTGAACAATGTCTACAGTGTCTGAAACTCCAGTAGATACTAAACCTAAACCAATTCCCAATGATTTTAAAAGACTCCCAGAAGGAGTTTCCATAAAAGTGCCTAATGCTTTTTGCCACCAAGGCATAGCATCTCTTGCTGCTTTTTCCGCAGCATCACGTTGTTCTTTAAAAAAGTCGTAATCAGGATCAATAGTAGTTTTCCACACATTATCCATAATTGGATTAGGCCTGTAATCATCAGTAGACAAATGCCAAGTAATAGGAGCAAGATTATGGTTTTTTAAAACGTATTGCTGAAAAGCACTAGGTTGAATATCAACAGTTTTTAAAGCTTGAGATATTTGCGCTCTAGTTCCTATTTCAGGTTTATCAACAGTATCTAAAGAAGCTTGATTTAATGCCTTAAAGGCTTTTAGCCTGTTCGGGTCTTGTATTTGCATACATTTCCTATTCCATGTTGGCTATTTGCTGAGCAGCTAAACTTTGCATGTATTGGTCAAAACCTTGATAGACCTGCTGATTTCCAAATGGGTAATTCATTTGAGGTGGTGGAAGCATTGTTCCACCCTCTTGCCACGAGGGTACGTTTAAACCTTCAATCATAGTATTCTGCATAGATCCTGCTTGGTACGGAGCAATTTGATCTAAATAATCAACTGCAGACATAATTCTTTGGCCACTAGAAGTTACGCTTGAATTACCAGCAGCATCTGCTTGAGTTAACCCTCTTTCAAGATCAAACCTATCTAAATCTGCTTTTGCTTTTACAACTTCAGCATGTTCATTGTCACCATACCTTGCAAGAGCTTCAGTGTAAGCGTCTTTTTTAGCTCTCTTTGCAAGTGCTAATGAAGCATCTGAACTACTCCAACCCAAATCAGTTAAACCTTCCAAAGTATTAACTGAAGCAGAAGGTTGATATTCAGATGACTCAGTAACTTCTTTCAACAAGTCTTGCTGTTGCCAATCTTCCATAGCTTGCCACGTTGATATAGAAACACCTGCAATAGTAGAGTTCATTTGATCTGATCTCATCTGATTCATTTGTTCTTGAGCTTTTTCAGGAGAATACGCATTTTCCCACATTTCAGTCTTTAACTCGCTAGGCATAACTTTGTACATTTCAGGCGGAATACCTAACAAGCTTGCAGCCAATTGATCATCACGTTGCTTTGACTCAGCTTTAGCTCGTGCTGCAGCAGCAGCAGCAGCTTGAGCACGTCTACGTTGCTCTTCTTGTATATACGTCTGAGTACGTTGCCCTTCTATCTGCATCAAAGCTTGCGCCATAGCCATATCTTGAGCATAACCCTGTTGAGCAAGCCTTTGGGCTTCTCCCAAAACTTGCTCACGTTCCCTAGCATTTAACTGACGCAAAGCATCTGACGTTGTTTGCTTAATCTGATTTTCTAAACGAAATTTTTCATCGCCTACAGCCATTTGTGCTTGTGCCATTAATTTAGCTGGCATAGCAAGACGTTCTTGCGAAGCCATACGAGAAACAGTCCTAAGCCTGTCCATAGCAGCAGCACTAGATTCCGCTGTGCTAGAACGTAAACCTTCGGTTAAAGCTACGACTTCTTCAAATTCGGAAGAAACTTGTTGCCCTAATTCTGCTCTTTGAGCTGACACACGAGAAGCTTCATCTATAGCTGCTTGCCCTCTACGGTCTACGCCTGCTTGAGCAATTGAATCTAATTCTTGCGAACCTGCAGTATCTAATACACGAAGTTCACTAGTTAAATCTGAACCTATTTCGTTTATTTGACTAATTCGCCTATCAAAAGCATCTTGCAAAAATGTCAATTGTTCTTCGTTCATTTCTTCTATGTCTATACGGCCTTGTTCAGCTAATGATTGAATTTCGGAAGTAAAATCTTTGTGTTCAATTTCACCAAACAGATCTCTCGTAGATTGCGCTAAGTTGTCGTAAATGTCTGCAAAAAAATTGCTGCCACCACCGCCACCGCCTGTGCCTGTGTTTCCAAGAGACTCCATTTGATTAGCTCTTAAATGAGGAGAACCCCTGTTTATACTTCCATCAGGATTTTGAAACGCAGGATTAATTTTTTGACTATCTGGAGTAGCTTGATTGCCTCCAAATCCACCTATATTGCTCCAATCAATAGAATCTGACGGAGGAGGTGGCCCATAGCCAGCTAATTTTTTACCTATTTGATCTATGTTAGCTGTAACAAGATCATCTGAACTGTATTGGTTTTCTATTGTCACGATGCTAACCCTTGAATACTTTGAGCTACCCCAAATCTACGCATAGCATCAGCTATCGCCTGATCCATGCCAGCCCCACCGAATTGGTCTTCCAAAAGAGCTTGTTGGCGATCCAACTGAGCTTGAGCTTCCATTTGCTGACCTTCTACGTTCCACGATTCTAACTGTTTATCTCCAGCTAACCTTTCGGCAGCTTTTTTAGCTACACCAGAATCTATCATTCCACGTTGATTCATGTTTCCACGCTGACTTTTAGCCATATCGTCAAATCTGCGATTCAAATTAAACCTTTGAAGCGCATTTTGACGTTTGTGCGCCTGCCTAGCAGAAGTTATGTCACTCATGCCATAACCGTAGCTAACTATTCTGTTAGAAGAATTACTGGCATTAGATCCTGTATACGTAGAACTCATATCATAACTTAGTCTGTTTGTCCCACTTCTTCGTTATTAAGAGCTGTTTCAATAGCTGCAATTTCAGCTTTTTTCATAGCTAAATCCCATTCAGCTTGGCCTCTAGAGCTTAATTGTTTAAGAACAGCCTCTAAAGTTACTATATTTTCCTCTACTGGCTGTTCGTGTTCATCTGGCATTGACATTTATTCTCCTCTATTTGAATAGATAATTCTTGGACTGCTTTAATTATAGGTCCAATAAGCTCACTATAGCGCAATGCTTGGTCCGTAGGCGCAGGTACTTTAACTGTTTTTTCAGGATCATCTTGATCAACTATTTCATCTTCTACACCATCAACAGAAAAATCACACCACATAGCTTGCTCGCTAGCATTAGTTTCGCTTCTTGCATCAAGAATAGCTTTAACTTCTTGCGCTATTAAACCTTGGTGATCTCTAACACCATCTTTCCCTCCATCAGTTTTTTTCCATTTGTATTGGATTGGGCGCAAGGATTTAATAAAATCCAAGCCCAAAGGAGTATCAACAATATCTGTTTTAAGATTAACGTCTGAAGTGCTAATTGTTGAAGTATCCGCATACAATTGCGTCCACCTAGCAGACGATGACCCCAATTTCATCTGACTGTCATAATACGGCCTAAATTCGCTAGATGATTGCCTTGTCCTCCACGCATTACCAGCCCTAGTGTACAAATACCCTGAAGCTGTTACATAAATACCGCCCATGCTTGTAGAGCTGTGACTACCCATGTAAAGGATAGAATTAGAAGCCCCAAGCATATAATTATACATAGTGGCGTTAGAGTGGGTTTTCCACACGTTGTTACCAGCATCAGTAACATACCAAACTTCATTTCCACCAACTGAACATGCTAGCGAATCAGCAGCATAACGATACCAGCCAGTATTGCCATCAGAACTAAACGTAAACGAAGGATCACCAGCAGAACCATCGTCAGCTCTAAGCTCATTAGCGTCAATAATGTCAGTAGTAGTAATTTTAGCGCTTTTAAAATCAGCTATATCATCACCAAATGTTGCCCTTACAGTACCATCAGTAGTAATACCCACAACTGCAACAGTTGAACCTCCTGAATTTGTTTCAGTAGTTCTGTAAATACCAGTATCTGTATCATCAGTAAATTTAATGCTAGGCGCTCCAGCACTACCATCAGCAAATGTAACTGCTCCGCCACCACCCAAATCAGCTATAGATTGAGCCGTAACTTTTTTAACGTTAGCGCTATCCGAAGTGTCAGTAATTAACACAAGATCATCTGCAGCTACTGTAACTGTTGACGCAGTTACGGTAGCAGGAGTAAAAGCACCGCTTACAGTTAACGAGCCAAGAGTACCAACGCTAGTTAATGAAGAAGTAACGACAGTAGATTTTAACTCAGTTCCAGTTAATGTGCCTGCAGCAGCAGTTACAGTAATAGGTGCTGTACCATCAAAATCAACGCCATTAATAGCTCTAGCAGTAGCTAATGCAGTTGTTGTAGCAGCTAAAGTCGCTGTAGCAGCATTACCAGACGTATTTTGGTTACCTGCAGTATTTACTCCAGCTAAATTAATATTTGCTGTGCCATCAAACGACACGCCACCTATAGTGCGTGCAGTTTGTAACGCAGTTGCAGTACCAGCGTTACCGCTTATATTAGTCACTCCTGTTATATACCCATAAGAAAGTATTTTGTCTTGTATCGCAGCACTAGTCATTAAACTAGTGTCGTTATCTGCAAAAGATTCTGAGCTTGTTTGCACAGCAGCATCAGCAAGCTGTGCAACTGCAACATCGGCAACGTTAAGAGTTACGCTACCTGAAGAACCTCCACCTGATAAAGCTGTTCCAGCTACAACTTCTGTTATGTCTCCCTGCGGAGCTAAAGCAGCTATAGACGAAGCGGTTACCGTTTTAGGATTATCACTATCGCTTGTGTCTGCAATAATTACTTTATCGTCTGAGGCTACAGTTACTGAACTTAACTCAGATGGAGCAAAATTGACAGTGACAGTACCAGTGGTCCCACCGCCTGAGATAGCATCTCCTGCAGTAACACCTGTTATTGTTCCACTACCACCAGTAGGCATTTTTTGAGCTATTTTACGCAATTCATATTCAATAGCAATAGCGTCTTCAGTTACAAATTTACGAGAAGGCTTATATGCCATAGCTACTCCTCTTCGTTACAAATCTCTTGAATTATTTCGTCCATTGTCGTAACTTGCTCATTTAACGAATTAATCTGAAATTGCAATTGCTGCAATTCAGATTGAGTAACACTGTTTGCAATGAGTGATTCAACTTGGTCGCTTACACGATTTATTTTGTTTGAGTAGCTAGACACTGACCATACAATTGTTGCCACTATCACGATAACTGTCATTAAGAAACCAAGTGTCATTGAAGATACTCGGAAGTTTTTGACGTTATCTTCGGTTAGTGGCGCATTCATTAGTAATCCAGTGTCACAGTTAAAACAGGTTTGTTAGTATCCGCTGAACCATCGCACACAGAATAAATATCTGAAGAACTTGTACCGCCACCACTAGCTATCCACCCACTTGATTTCTCAGATACCCACATTTGTTTAGTAGATACATGAGTAATAAAGCCAGTTAAACCAGAAGAAGGCAAGGTCAATACTTTAGAAGCGCTTTGCGCCCAACTTTGCAAATTAGAAGCAGCAACGGTTTGCATGTTAGTAGTTTGCACATACGAACCAGCGTTGTAGCTAGACATAGAAGTTCCATTCGTTTTGTTTAATTGCCCAACCAATAACGTTTCACTTGTAGAACCGCTAATAGGATTAGTACCACCAGTACCCCTATATAAAGTCAATGTTGCGCTAGTAACGTTAGGTCTTACGGCAAGAGCTTCAGCTAATGATGTGCTTGTATGCCCACCAGTAGTTGAATCAGCACTAAATTCAAGAACAGTTAAGTTATCACCAAAATCTAAAAACGCTCCAAAGCGAACTTTAGTATCTGTTCTCCAAGCGTTATTACGCCAACCTTCTGAATCATTGCATGTAAATGCAAGCGTTAAAGGATCAGACTTGTTCCAAACCGTGTACCAAGCTCCATTTTTACGAGCCTGAATCTTCGTAGGATTAACTAAAGAGCCATCCTTCTCAGCTTTAATAGTTGTACCATTAGGCACAGAAACCCAAGCACCATTCTTGCGAGCTTTAATCTGTGCCATTAGCTTATATCAAACCAAATGTCACCATTGCTAGTGGCAGTAGGTTCCGAAGTACACACAAAAATCGTAGGCGTAGTATCAACTTGATTACTTGCAACAGTAGCAGCACCGCTGTGGCTATACGCTATACGAGTAATTGAGTTAGCGCCCGAAACAGCGCCAGCAAACGTTAAATCAGCAGCAATGTCCACAGCGCCATCAATATCAACAACATCTAAGTTAGTCGTACCATCAACATCTAACGTATCAGCAATATAAACATTGCCGTCTAAAACAGATAAAGCGTTTGCGCCAGCAGTACCAGTTATTTTAAGTATTTCTTCAGACGCATCCCAAAAGAAATAATCTGATCCTGTAGCAGAATGAAATATGACATCATGCCCTGAACCATCTGAACCAACATTTACTATCCCAGTTATATTTGTAGTTCCTAACGTAGTAGTACCACCAGTAGCAGTAAAATTGCCAGAAACGTCTACGACTCCATTAATATCCACTGTTGGCGCTGTAATATCTAATGTTGTACCAGCATTAATTTCTAAATGCCCATCAGCAGAAGCTACAATGTTTTCACCACCAGCAGCATCATGAAAAGAAAGTTTAGAATCGCTAGTTAAAACTAGCTCATCTGCTGATTGATCCCAAAGCATATAATGACCAGCAGAATCTCCAAAAAACTTGACATCATAACCTGTTCCATCGGAACCCACGGTTATAGTATTTGTCCATGTGCAAGCGCCAGTAAATGCAGCGCCGTCCAAGCGAGCTACTTCGCTTGACCAGCTAGTAACTGCTGCAAAGTTAGCATTCATTTGAGAAGCAACTATTGTTGTTCCTGCCGTAAAACTTGTAAATGATCCTAAAGCCATTATCTCATCCTTCTAGGTACATACGTAAACCCTATCGCATTTACCTGCCAATCGGAATTAGTAGCTGTGGGTCCAATAATCTTCATACTTATAGCCCTAGCTGTCCCTAAAGTAGGCAATCTTTTAACATCCGTGACCTTAGATTGATCTTCTGACGACCAAACACCGTCACCTAAACTTCCATCAGCGTTCTGCCAAGTAGCAGTACCCCACACAGAAGCACTAGTACGACCAGTAATATCTACAGGAAAAGTCTTAGCATAATCAGCAAAATCGTAATCTTTATAGACTTCTACAGTCATTTGAAGCGAAGATTTAGCCAAAGTCACCATTTGAGGCTTACCCCAACGTTTTTTAACTACAGGATTTCGTGTAGATAGCCAAGGAGTAACAAAATGCGAAGGAATATTTTCTTCATTTGTAACGTATTTGTCAAACACTCTAGAATCATCATCATCTATGTGAATTAAACGCCCAGTATTAGTCACACAACCACCAACTAGCAAATGCTCAGTATTAGGAGGTTGATACGCAAACAGCGGACCAGCATCTATATCTGACATAATCCAAGCACCTTGCTGCCCCAAAGAAGGATCATAAACAAATGTTCTTCTAGTAGTTGAACCTTCCCCAGTCCAATCAACAGTTACATAAAGCTTTTCATTAGCCCACGCCAATTGTGGTGGATTAGTAAACGTTATACGCCCATCATCTATAGCAGGGCGAAGTTTATCAAAAATGTAAGCAGTTCCATTTTGTCCAAGTACATGCACACCTGAACGATCATGCCAAAAGAAAACACCATAAGGTGAAGCAACAGGGCTAGATAAAGGTATTGAACCAACTGTTTTAGTTAAGTTAACCAGTTGAAAACTATCACTATCAAACCCATACATAGCATAAATAGAATTAGACTTAAAAACGACAAGCCTATCGCCAGCAGGTACGATCCCAGTAATGTAATCCCCTGCTTCTCCTTTATCCACGTCCACATAATCTGCTGCTGCCCATTTTTCTGCTTCGTTAAGGTTAGACCACCTTAACCGATATTTTGTGTTTCCGCCTTCGTACGTGTTTCCAACCCAAACATGGTTATTCCATTGGGCAACATATTGCGCTTGTGGAAACTGACCTGCGGAACCATTGAGTGTCGTACCCAAATCCGCATCAGTGCTTCCATCCCATTTAAAAGAAACTTTGTCATAAGAAACCCCATACGTAACGTTATTAAATGTTATCCCATAAACTCTAGAACCATCTGTCCTGTCAGTAATGTTTGTGAAATCAGTAAAATTTCCAGAAGCTGAATGAGCAACTTTAGTTCCGTAATTAACCATTACACGGTTAGTGCCACCATCAGTATGAAACCCCCAAATGCCTTTAATGTCTGCGCTTAATGCAGTTCCATTACGGCGAATAACGCCGTTGCGCAACTGCACACCCCCACGAGGGTCCACAGTAACATTAAACAAATCAGGAGATTCATCATCAGCTAAATCAAATTGATCAGCACGAAAATTTAGACCGCCAGAAAAAGATTCCAACATTTGAAGTTGGAAATCACGTTTAGACATCTAAATCACCATCTAACCCCACCAGTACTTGCATAGCGCAATTGACCAGTTCCAATCATGTACCTAGTAGAGGTACGTGAATTAGCTATCATCGGTTGCGGAGCAGGAGCGTCAGCGTAACGCCTAGCAACATTATCTAACTCCATTGCATATTGCTGCATGTACTGATTAGACATAACAGGGTCTTCTTGCTGCAAATAAGCTTTAGCAATTGTGTACGTTGTCAAAACAGGGTGAAATGGATTAGGAAGATCAGGCGTTTCAGTCCCTGCAGCACTTGCTGCGCTACTAGGAAAATCTGTAGGAAAACGCACACAACGAACATAAATAGTTTCCACCGAATCAGGAGTGGGATAGAATCTAACAGTGTCATTCCAAAAACTCCATTCCCAAGCGTCACCGCTTGTTGCAACATTTAGTGGGTTGCCACGATCAGCTTCGTCACGCCCCACATAAGTCATAACGTGGTCATCGTCCCTTATAGAAATTAAATCACGGATTCCTTGCGTAACACTTGCTCCAATTGTCGCTAACGTATAATCAGAAGTGCCAACAACAGTTTGAAACGTTGTTTCCGTTTCATAAAACGGCCAACGTTTTTCACTGTAAGCAATAGTGTCATACCCTTGTCCTATAATACGATTAAGTACAGTGTCACTAATGTCGCTTGAATCTATATCTATAACGTCACGAGTTTGATTGCGTATGTCATCTAGGGTCATTGCAGGCATTACTCAGCCTCGTTTAAAAATTTTTCAAATTGTTGTGTGTGACCTGCACACAACTGCGTTCCTTTAACTGGATGAGCTTTACAATCTTTTCCAGCTTTAGTTTTTCCCGAACATGAAGCAGGCTCTAAAGGCATTTCAGCAAACTCAGAAACACCTGCAACCATACGTATATTGCCAGATTTACCGTGTGTTGTTCCCCCAACTGCTCTGCCTTCTTGGCCAGCAGGTCTTGCGTTTGAATTGTATGCTAAGGCGCTTGCTCTCATCATGCTCCGATCTGACTAGTGGGGGAACAATCTGCCCCCCCACCAATCGGATTTATTAGTCAGTTAGACCGTAGAGCATACCTTGGCGTGCTCGGTTACTGATTGTTAGGTTTCCGTAACACAAGATTTGCGCATAGCGTGCATCTTGATTAGTTGGACGTACAAACGGTGTTGGCTTAAACCAAACATCGTTGTGTGCAACTAGACGGAGGTACTTTGTGTTCAAGAAGAACATTTTGCCAGCAACATCAGAACCAGCATCATAGGTCACAGGTGCGCCTTTGAAGAGAAGGTTCTGGAATCCTGCATCTGCAACTGTTGCATCGGTGTACCGAAGCTGTGGCTGTAGAAGAGATTCGTACTTTTCATATTCATCTTGGTCAGTAATAACCATAGTTGGTTGATCGTTACCAACAGAAACGCCGTTATACATTGTAGACATAGCTGCAAGTGTAAGAGCACCGCCTTGGTTGGTTAGAGTTGATCTCCACCATGAGTTATCACTGTCTGTGGCATCAATACCACCAATAGCGCTACCTGAATCATTTCCAGTTCCAACTAGACCGTTAAGTCCTAGCCAGTCTTTTCCGCCGTTTCCAGCACCGTTGCTCCAAAACATAGTGTTCATGTTTTCAATAACGGTTTCTTCAGCTTGCATAATCTTGCCCTCTAAGAGGTCAATGATTGCAGCTTCGCCATTGTTTTTAGCTTCTTCAATACCCGTGATTGTGACAGTTACTGCATACTGTTTCCAGTCGTACTCAGCAGCGGTTATACCGTCCTGAGCAGTTGTAGCAATATTGTCAGAACCACTGTACGAAGCAGCAGTTGAGTTTTTCCCATAGATGATGGGAACAACAATCTTTGCACCGCCACTTACACGCCGAACGGTTTGACCGTTCGTTAATGCGTAGAACAATGGTCGTGCAGAAAAAATGTTATCCGTCAACTTGGGAACATAGTTTTTCAGAGTCGTTGATAGAATCTGATCAAAAGCTGTATTTCCAGCAGTCATACTATTTCCTTTATATTGTTAGTTGGTTAATTATTTTCTTGTAAAGCCAACTCGTATGCGTCACGTATTGAACTAACCGCAGTTACTGCTTTATCAATATTTCCAGCAGGAGTTCCTACTGAAGAATCTATGATTTGAGCATCACGCTTTTCTTGCACAATATCTGCTGTTGCAGAATCCGTAGGATTCGGAACATCAGATTCAGTCTTAACAAATTGGTCATAAGTCATGTCCTTGTAAGCTGCCTTCAAATTAGGAATATTGTGTTTAATAGCATGAGCAAAAAGCTGCTGTTGATCTATTTCAACACCGTACTCTTCGCCTAATTGCGCTATTTCACGTTGCATATTTTGTTGTCTTTGCGCCCGATTTTGTTGTTCAATGGCAGATTCAAGTCGTCGCAAGCGAACTTCTTCGGGGTCCAAATCCTCAACATCTTCTGGTGTTTCGGTATATTGGTTGCCCAGAGAAATCCCAAATGCGTTTCCTAGAGCCGATATGGCCCCTTCGGGATCACTCTCTAAAGCTTGGACGATTGCCTCTCCTTGAGCCAATCTCTCACGCTCGGTTGCCAATTCCTGCGTCTTACGTGTGTAATCAGCCTGACGTTGGTAACCATTTTGAAGTTCCTGTAAAGAAACTTCTTGTTCTACACCATCTATTTTGACAGTGTAGTTAGGGTTGCTAGAGTTGCTGGTATTTCCCAGTTCTGCTTCCATGTTTGGAATCCTTTCGGTTGTTCCTATAAATAATAAAAATGTGTCCCATTACATATTAGGCAATTCAACGCCCATTTGGCCTTGTAATTGACTTAGAAGCTCAGGGGGGACACCTCCAGTAGCTTCAAAAGCACCACCACCAGCACCTGCAGCAGGCGGACCGCCCATTCCACCAGCTATTGATGGTGGAGGGGCAGCGCCTTCAGGAGAAGTGGCAGCACCTTCAGGTCCAGCAGGCGGAGCCTGTTGAGCCATGAACTTTTCAGGGTTTTTAACCCCAAATCCGTAAGAAAGCACGTATTTAGCTAATTCAGCAGGATCAATAACTGTTCCCACCAAAGGGCCAACAGCGTTCATTAAAGAAATAGCTTGCTGTCTTCGTGCGGTTTCGTTTAGTGGTTGTGTAGATCCACCTTCTACAGTAAAATCGTATTCTCCTAAAATGTCATCTCTACTGTAAGCGACAAAATACTTTTCATCGTCTTTGCCTGTAATTCTTACCATTTGTGGACGAGTCATAAATTGTTGCATTAATTGCAGTACTAACCGAGCAACTTCACCAATGTTTAATTCAACCATTGCAAGCTTATCTGCTGCTCTGGCATTGCCAGCATCAGCGATAATGCTAGCTTCTGTTGCAGTACGCCTAATTTCAGGCATTTGCCCACGAGAATACTCAGATACACCGCTAACAGTGTTTATGTCGTTTTCAATAATACCTGAATGGTTATACATTTCAGGAGCAAGCGGTACTTGCGCCAATGGCACAACCACTTCACCAAGGTTTCTATTTTCATCAACAACAGGCACAAACCTACCATCTTCATCTGATTCCAGCGCCTCACGCCCCTCAGGACCAAAAGATCGCTCATGGTATAGGTATTTACGTGCATATCGTTTCCTGTGGTTAACCATCTGCGTACGAGTTTTATTAAGTTCTTCTTGAAGTGACTCAATAGCTTCTAAGTCACTCATAGGATAAAAAATGTCAGGAATGTCATAATTCCGCAACATTACAAAAGGATGTCCAAAGCTGTAAGGCATCGGAGTAGGGTCAAGCAAATAATCATCACCTGTGTCAGTACAAACCGAAATTGTGCCATTTTCTAAATCATAAAATTCGTATAAAGTTACACGATCTACAAGATCAGAATATCGGTCACGTTCATCGTCATTATCCCAACGAGACTTAATTCCACTATCTGCTTCAACTTTTCTACGAGCGCCTGATTTGAACCTTTTGTCTTTTTTGACTTCAGAAACTGGTCTTACAATCCTTTGCGCTATCCATTTTGCGTCCTCTATGCAAGTAGCTTCAGGATCAATCAACATATCAAATGGCGAAATACGCTCAACAAAAGGCTGATCTTCAACTACAACCATAGTTGTACTAGGTAAAGTGTCCAAAATATCTTGATCAGAAGGCAATTCTCCAGTCATTTCAGGATTAGTAATAGCCACATTACGGATTTCTTCTACAGAAGTGTCGTATTCCTTTTGCATTTCCTCAGCGCTCATAGGGCGCTCTTCTTCAACAAACTTCCAACCTACTTTTAACCAACCATGCCCAAAGATTAAAAAATCTTTAACCATTCTACGAAACGGTTTACGGTAGTCATGGTGTCGCCAAAGATAATTAATAACAGATTCAACAAATATAGCCCTGTCTTCATCAGTTTCTTTTGTAGCAGCAACCGTAATTTTAGGATGATTAACAGCTACTGAAGGAGCAATAACATTAACAGTGCTAAAAGCAAGATTGACAGATATACGATCACTAGTAATACCGTATTGGTTATTATCCCAATATGTTTTACCACGATACAAGTCAATCATGCGCCTCCACTTAGCATCGTACCCTTCATCGGTACGCCACTTTTGAGCCATGCGTAAGCGTTGTTTTACCTGATCGTATTCATCTGCTTTATATGCCATGTTATGTCCAACGGTTTCCTACGTACTCTATTTTTTTACCTGCTGCCTTAGCATCAGATATTACCTTACGTTCACGCTCTTTGAGCGTCATATCTTGTTCTTCTTTAGGCAAAATTGAACGTTCGCCCTCAAAAGAGTACATTTGGAGGCTTAATGTTTTCTCACGAAAAGCCCAACCTTCTTTGAGTACCTGTTCAGAGACATCGGGTTCCCTTGATCTCTTATCTATGCAGTATTCCTCAAAGGTTGCATCGTGTGGCAACATTGCCATAGAAACTATACAGCTCCGCTAGGTTGTTTGGCAGAAGGTTCTACTTTGCCACCAAGACCATGCTGATTCTTAGGTGTTACACGAGGTGTTTTGTGATTTCCGCCTTCACCAACGCCTGAGCCAGAAGCTTCAGCGTTTTTGTGGGCTGATTGACCAGCACCTCGTCCACTCGCAGGGCGAGCAGGACCGTTATACAGCATGGAAGTGTTACCAAGCACAGGTTTTGCACCAGCTCCTACTTCATTGTATTTGGCATTATGTGCCATTGGATCTCCTTAAATTAAATATCCTAGTATTAGCTTACGCTGTCCCACGATCTAAATACTTTCCTATAACGTTATCACCAAATTCAGCGTATTTAGGTATTTGACGCAGCCACCAATCAAAAGTAAACGTATCATCAACTTCTTCAACAAATTCTGGCACAAATGCGTATTTGCGCATTTGATTTGCTAGCGCTAACGCCATTACACGGTCATCATAAGGCGAACCAGACATTTGACCCCTGTCATTTCGTGTATATGTCCTTAACTCAGCAATCGTGTTCTTATCATACAACGTTAACTCATAGTTTTTAAGAGCCATGCCTAAATCATCAATCATCAACGGTTTAGAAGTACGTGTAGTTTTCCACCCATATTCTTGAGTAATTCTTTGGTCAACCTGATTTAACGACCTTTTTCTAAAAAGATTCGGATAACCAATCTGTCTAAGCTGAGTAATAGTCGTAAGGCCATGATTGTTTGCTTCAACACAGCACAAAGCATCCCCATACCACAACCCAATTTTTAAAACTTCATGCGCTAGTTCATCTGGCGGTATGCGCCCATGCCATATCGCCACCTGTTCCCCTGTGCGCACATCTAAAACCTGCACACACGAATAATCACCATGCTTTAAACCCTCAGCAGTATCTACTCCTAAAACGTATCCGCTAAAATTTTTTGGGTTTTGCCAAACAGTTAACATCTAAACTCCACAACTCTCGGATGCGGCTCATGCAAATGGCCTTCTCGGCCAGCTCTAACATGATGCTCAATAGATTCCAAAGCGTCAAGATCAAATACAGGGTTACCAGAGCGAACAAATGCCTCTTCAGGGGAAGTTGGGTATTCTTGTGCAAGTTGCCAAGGCAACATAGCGTCTTTTTTACCTTCATACCACGAATCATCTCTATCCTCAGATGCAGACCAAGGAAAAAACATAGAATCAAAGTTATTATTGCCAGTTACCGCACCTGTCCATAGATTGTGGAAAAAGTTACCCGAACCGTTTGCTGTAGAAAGTCCAATAATACGACCCCCCACATCAGCAACAGGCTCAATAGAGGCCCAAGCCTCCTCTGGGTTAGGTAAAAACGCCCACTCATCCACAACAATAAGTGTTGCAGACTCTCCACGAGCAGGATCAGAAGCGGAAGGCATACTAGTAATCTGCGAACCGTTAGAAAACCCCATTCTTTGCTGGTGCTCAATTTCCGATTTAGGACCACGTTCAACCATCCACTTTGGCAAATGCTTAAATCCATACTTAGTTTTCCTTAACAACAAGACCGCCTCACGTTCAGTACGTGAAAGGTCAATAATATTTTGGTCATCATGGAAATATGCCAACCAGAACTGATGAGCAGCTACTAACGTAGTCCAACCTATCTGCCTAGCTTTGAGTGTTAGCGAATATCTTTCATCTCGCCATCTGTTAAGAGCTTCTTTTTGAGCCTCACGTAATCCAAAAAGTATGCGACCATGAGCAGGGTGAGCAATGCTCCAATAGTTTTGAAGAAAATACTCCTCGCTCTTGACACAGTTCCTCCACTCGGCTTCTTGACGAAGCTCCGTAATACGAGCCACTAGTAACCTCTAGCTCGCCCCATACCTTTAGACTTGCTTTTGGACTTCTTTTTAGCTTTAGAAGACTTACTCTTCATACCGCTATATCCACCTTTACCTTTAGGCATTTTCCACCAACCTTAATGTTCCAATTGTAGCCTCAAGCGCATCAGCCAACTCATTATCAGACATAGAAGCTACATCACGATCCTCAGTTACAGCCACTTTACGTTTCGGCGTAAATTTATCAATATACTGTAAGTAAAGGCTTGCAGCCTTTACATCACCATCGGCAGCACGCTGCCAAAGAGCATCTATGACGCTCTGAACCCTTTCAGGGTTTATGTTGAGTTCGGCTGCACGCCGATCCCATTCTTTAATGAACCTAGGGTCTTTCTTAATTCGTCTTACAGAGTCCTCGTGTAGGTCGTTTTGTTTCGCCCATTCACGTTGTGTGTAGGGTTCTCTTTCTGGACCTTGTAAGAGCCAATCTAATAGTCTTAGCCAGTGGTCTGGCATAACCTTTAGGCCTGTCTCAGAATCTGTTTTCCAATTGTTCTTTCCCATAGGTTCCTTTCTCTTGTTAGCGTAATTGTCCCATTCGTGCTTTACAAGTAATTTAATAAAATACTGGGACACTTTGCACAATAGGTACTAAGTACTTAGAACAAAATTTCGTTTACCTCAGTAAAAAGAAATTTTGGTACTGGGTAGTTTCATATCGCTAACAGCACTTTGTGATAGCCAGAGCTTCTAAAAACCAAACGGAACGGATATGGATTAATAATTATTATAGGAAACAAGGTACGGGGGGGGCCGTAGGGGTGCATCGCCAGTCCCTGTGCATAATGCGCACCGACTGGTCAGTCTTCTCACGCCAATTCCTTCGCACAAGAAGAAAACTAGTCCTGACCTGCTGTTATATCTCCTCCAGTCCTGCAGTTATGTGGGGGGATCTGCGCAGGTAACCGTGCTGCTGGAGAGAGCTGAACCCCATCTAGTCTGGTCAAAAACTATGCAACAACGTAGTTGTTGTAAAAAGTACCTGAGGAACGAAGGTACTTTTTCCTTCCACGACAACCAACCAGAAAGGAGTTCGGCGATGAACTCTTACAGAGAATGGCGAAAACAACAATCATTTACAAAACTTCCAGTTTTCCTTTGGAAAATAAAGGTGAAACTTGGCTACCATTTTGAGGACAATCCTGTCTTCTGCGATGGTCCTATGTACTTCTTAGAGGACTGCTACGATGAGTTCCTTTATTCACCGCTTGCGACTTTCCTTAGAAAGTTAGGCATAGTGAAATCCGATCCTTGGACTTCTACGGAGATCTAAAGAGAAAGGTGTGCATGGTGATAGTATCACTGTGCGCACCTTTTTTTGTGTCCTGTGACCTGTATGCGTAGCACCTTGAAAAGGTGGAGAAAAGGGGTCGCTAACAGGACGAGAGGAAACCATGCTACTACGTTAAGTAGTAGTGAATTACCCCTTCTTAATTGAAGGGGATAATTCCCTTACACAACAACGACTGGGAGGTCGGCAAATGACAACACAAATCACAATCAGCAAAGCTGAAGCGAAAGCAATCCTTGGATTGGCCTCAAAAATCAGCAGGGCAGAAGGCCTGAAGGAAGATGCACCTGCGGTTAAGCCAAAGGCTTCTAAGGCCAAGAGTCCTAAGATGTCGGCAGATCGTGCTGAGAACCTTAAAAGGTTGGCCGAGGTTAAGCCTAAGTCAGCTAAGAAACCACGTGTTGAGGCTAAGCCTCGTGTAGTTTCTAAGTCGGCTAAAAGCCATGCTAGGTCAATTCTTAATCGTAAGATTAATGGTCATAAGAGTGCCTCAACGTTAGCGTTGAGTCGTGGAGAAAGAGAAGTGGCTGTTGAACATCTCCAGTCTGCGCTGGACATTTGTCCTGCGGACTGGGATAGTGTGATGGAGTCCATCAACCGAAGGTTAGTTAAGCTAGTCTGAAGTTGAGGCTGATACGCTTGCATCATGGGGGTGGTGTAGGCGTATTGGCCCTTCAAATTGGTTCAGGTTATAGTTTATTAACTTGAATTAATGAAAGTTAATAAACATATAGATGACTGGGAGGTCAGAACATGGAAACAGTAAACCCACTAACAGGAGCGCCAGATTCATTCGGTTGGTCCGAAGAACCAGCAGTTCCTGCTGAAAGTAAATTGCCTAAGTTGTACACGATCACAGATGATCCTGAGATGCGTGTTTACTGGGCAGATTGGAAGAACCCAGCCCTTTTCTCTCCAGAGAAATACACGCTTGGTGAGTATGAGCTACTCCAAGCTGTTGGCATGGATCCAAGGAGAACCTTGGATTATGACGATGCGTTTGAAATGGGCAGTCAAGCTCTAAATATGGTCTTCTGTGAAGGTCAGGGAGTGTGGCTGGAAGATGGCTTTCAGGTAACTGAAGACTATTGGGTTAATGAGTTCCGATACCTGTATGAAACTAGCGTGGATTCCGATTGGGAACATGACGGTTTTGAGTACGTTATATCCGAGGAAGATTTTCTCGGAGCTTAATTAGACTGGGAGGTCTACACACATGTTTACATTCACCGTAACCCTTGGGTTAGAAGATGATTTTGGTGGCGAATACAATAGCGATTGGATTGGACGGTACGTTCAGTCTAGTCCTCATGCACAGTCCATGTTTACCGTGTTTACCATTGCTAATGGTAAGGGCATTGACACTGACACCAATAAGGAAGAACCTGTCCTTGTGTTACAAGGATTTTGTGAATCCGAAAGGCTGTTAGACGACACACACGATTACTTCAGGGGTGTCGCTACAGATATGCGCCAAAGAGGATTTGGCTGGTTTCAGTCCAGTATCAGTAGTTACGCTTACACGGACTACGGCCAAGATGTTATGGAACATAACTTGGAAGCCGAATTAACATAAACGTCTTAGTGGTTTACCCCTCTTTATTGAGGGGATAAACCTCTTAGCTAGATTGGAGAAAAGATAATGTATTTGAAGTCACATCCGAATAGGCAGATCATTAAGGTCTGTTTGCAACATGATGGTCATGGTCGTTACTACGGTGTAGTACTGGTCAAATGGGCCAACATTGACCCTGAAGAGTATGTCGTGTGGAGCTGTGGCTCCAACGATCACGAAATGGCGCTAGAGACGGCTCATGGCGACTATGTGATAGGGCGTGATGAAGCTGAGAAAGTGTTTGCTCGTAGAGCATCCATTCATAGGATAGGAGTAAAATTAGATGCCTAGTGGAACTATTAACGGTGTAACCGTTGCCATAGGACATGGCGACTTGATCGCATTTCTTCCATGTTCCCATTGTGGGAAAGAAGAAACGGTTAAAGCTAAACACAAAGACGTGCAGGCATATCTGCGTGGTGCTCTTGTGCAAGAGGTGTGGCCTAAAGCTACCCCTGCTTACAGGGAGCAAATGATAGGGTTGCGTAATGGTGGGAACCACTACCATTGTGACACCTGTTGGAGTGATCTCTTTGGAGATGACGACGACGAAGACGACAATTGGTAAGTGACCATAGGAGGTCAAATGAAAAATAGTGAAAGAAACCGTTTACGGTATCGTAAGCTGAATGCACAGTTGGCTAATGCCACCAAGTTTAATAAATCAGGTGAAACTGAGAGAATGGTGGAAGCGCTTAACAGCGCATATAAGCTAGCTTCTACACCTACGGTGTGGCCACACGAACAAGAACGTGTGTTAAAGTCAGCTAAAAAGCACGGCGCTATAGTCGGAGCTTAACAGGTGGGGCCTCGTGTGAGGCCCTACTACAGGGTGCATATGTAACGTCCCCCATGTGCATCCTGTAGTGGGTAAACCACTAAAATACTGGGAGGTATTATGTACACAACTTTAGATTGGCTAATTGTATGCGTTCTAGGCGGACTTGGTGTCGGCTTGTATATAGGATGCGTATTGCACTTTCGTGAACTTTGTGAAGTTCAGGAAATTTACCAAGCGCAAGTAAAAAAGCTTGCAGAGCAAGAATACAACGGTTGGGTCAACCGTGAAACGTGGGCTTTTATGCTGTGGCAAAGCGGTGACGCTTTTCTTTACGATCTTATGCGTGAGATGTCTGCGCAAATAGCTGTAGACCAGCTTATATTCCAAGATCCTTATGAGACTACTAAAGGCCACTTTAGTAATAGGGGTATGACAGAGATAGAGCATCGCAACTTAGGCGCTGAGTATATAGACCAGTGGTCAGCTTATGCTGAAGAAATGGTTGAGTCGGATTACAACGAACACTTTAGTGCAGCTCTTAGCGACATTGGCTCTATGTGGCGTGTAGACCCTCAAGAGATAGGCGAAGCCTTAGAAGAATCTGTCCGTGAGGACATTTTCAATGGCTTTAACATTGCTACCGTGGAGGTGGTTGGCGAAGATGATTGACATAGATTCTTACGAATACCTAGAATCCGAACACCACAGGGCTAGGAAAATCTTGGATAACCACGGGTTATTTGATTGGGTTGCTTTACCCAACGAACGAGAGCTAGTTAGGCGTATAGATCCTAAGGATTATTACGCAAATGAAGAGTGTCCGAAGGACAAAGACAATGGCGATTTTATGTGCCAAGGGTGTGGTGAGTGGTTTGGTAAAACTCTTACGTTTACAGCATATGTGTGCCACTGGTGTACAGGGGCGCTGACTTAGATGGTTTACAGGGAGTTATGGACACCTATTAAAACCCTTAAGGTTGAAGGCAAGCGTTACCCTTTGGAACGTGGTCGGCTTTTCAAGGTAAAGGGAGAACGAGGGGTCTACAGGGTCATGGACATGTTTGCGCATAAGGACGACCCTAATCGGATTGAGATTCACGCTTGGTGGCGTGATAGAGAACTGTTCACAGGCGGTAAAGCTATGTGGAGGTACGTCAGGCCTAATGACGTTAAACGGATTTTAGGCAAATTGGAAAAAGTATAATAATTATTACTGAATTAATGAAGTAATAATTATATATAGAACTGGGAGGTTCAAATGAGTAATGAAATTGAAGTAAAGCTTGTGCTAGATAAAGCGCAATTAGATGGCCCTACTGCGTTGCAGTTAGTGGAGATGTTTAAGCAAATAGCTGGCAATGAGGCGTTTGGTAACGCTGTTGAGCAGGTGTTTCACGATAGGTCCAGCTTTGTAGCTGATCTCAAAGGCATAATGAATGTGCAAGATACCGATGACCTTCGGTACGACATTCTTAATAGCTACGACTTTGAAAATGCTACAGAAGCAAACATTGAGAACTGGATAAGCAATAGTGATTTGCACTACTTGCCTGATGAAGTTCAAGATTTAAGGCATGGAGTTGAAGAGCTTGACGTAGGCGACATTCGGGATCGTTTGGACACGATTGAAGACAAGCTAAGCATAGATACGAGTGAAGAAGATTACCGTACAATAGACGGTCTTCAGGAACGTGTACTTGAGCTTGAAAAGAACGTTGCTAACCTAATGGCGATCAACGAACGTCAAATGCACCTTATCCATAACATACAAGGAGTGGAGCTTACATAAGAGCGTTGGGGTGTGGCAGTACCTTCTTTGCCGAAACCTGTCACACCCTTCGTATAAAATATATACAACAATGACCAGAGGAGGTCACAATTATGACATGGGCTAAAGATTTCATGTTTAACAAAGGAGATGACGACACGCCAACAGCGTCCGTCATGCTCAAAGCACAACAGGTAGGGGCAGATTTTGATGTCACCTATTTACCAGCAGGTTTCCTGAAACAAGCTGTAACGTGGCAAGAACCAGAGTTCACGGTTCCTGTCTACGACTCAGGCGAGTATGAAGGTAAACCTAAACAAATGTACATTGTCCGTGATGACACTAATGAGGTGGTAGGTCAACACTCATCCAAGTACCCAAAGCGTGATGCGTACCATCACAACTTTCAGGTCTTGGAGAATGCGTTCCCTAATTCTTGCGAGAATGTCCAAGTTTGGGATAATGGAGGCTTATGCCTTGTTACACAACGCATAGGTGATGAGGTTGAATTGCCTATGGGAGATGAAGTTGTCCAATACGTTTACAGCGTTATGTCCTTGAATGGAACCAAACGCACAATGACCATACCCAAAGCAAGCAGGGTTTCCTGCACAAATGCGCTGGGTTTAACGTTGGCTATTATCTCGTCAAAGGCTACTCGTAACCATGACGCTAGAATTTCATTCCAAGCTGAAGTGTTTGAGAAATCAGAGATTCAGTTAGATGCGCTAGTGAGAATGGCTAAAGTCTTTACTAGTAAAAACTTTACAGATCAGGAGTTCTCACGTTTAGTGGACAACCTGTTAGAAGTTCCTGATAAAGATGCCAGCACTAGAGCTGTCAATACGTACCAACGTACTCGTAACAGTATGTTCACTACATGGCGGAAAGAATGCCAAGAGTATAACGACCAAAACATGTGGCTTGCATACAACGCAGTCCAAGGTGCGGAACAGCATCGTGTAAACGCCAACTTTAAAGCCGAGGACGACAAGGGCTATGAAGCTGGTCAAAAGAAATCCATCTTTAACGCTCTTGAAGGTGGTACACCCCTAGCTGAATCTTGCGAAAAATATTTGCGAGCAGAGCTAGATGCGCCAGAAAAGGCGCTAGTATAGGTGGAGGTCTAGGTGGGACTGCCGTCCATGACACGAAAGTGTAGTGAATGACCTCCCTCTCTGATGGCAGTTCCACCTCTCTAACGAGAGGGAATTATGATAGTAATAAACACGGACGGTGCGTTTGATGTCGTGCCGTATAACGATGGCGTTCTTGTAAGGACCCATCACACAGAGTGTCTGCGAAAAATGATGACACGAATACATGGCAAGAAATGGGTGTATGCCCACCTTGCTGATCACATTAAACACACACCCAAAACAAGGTGGAAATGGCGAATGACTCTCCATACTCACGATTGGACTGGGTATCTAGGTAAATGCACTCGTGCTATGGACTATGACTTTCTGTACGACAAAATGATCACAGAGGAAGACATAACTACTACGAAATTGCATGGAATAGCAGGTGTTTACACACACATGAAGAAAGGGTGGTCCCATGTTAAACAAGTATGAAGTGACATTCTTGTACACATATGAAGACACAGAGACAGTTGAAGTTGTCGCTAACAGTGAGTGTGAAGCTCAAAGGCTAGCGGAAGACGAGCGCTCTGGACCAGATTATGCGTGGAATCACGCAGCTCTGACAATGGACAATATATGGTCTGTTGACGAAATAGAATCAGATATAACCGAGGAGGTTGATGCCTAATGGCTGAAATATTAAACGAGTTTCCTGCACACCTGAGACAAGGTATAAAAGGTAAACCCCCAAAATACCAAGAAGAATGGTTTGATGGGCGTGCAAGAAAACTAAACTATTACATAGATTTACAAACGTATTCAGACATGAACTCTGCTCGTACATCGCTTTACACACAAGCAAAAAGGCGTAACATGCGAGCTTTGATAGCCCAACAGGGAGATAATTTATATTTTCAGGTTGTGGATTTAGAAGTCACACCCTAAAGTTATACTAGTACTTAGTACATAATCACCCTTTAGGGGGTGATTATGATACTAAGTAACTACTGGAGGTATTGTTAGCGATGAGTCTTTTTCCGATTCATTTAGATGAAAAAGGACGTTACGTTCACACATGGGTTAGGCAATCGTCTGTAAAAACAGCCGACATGTGTATGGAGCGTCTAAGAAATAGCATGTTTCACTTGAGTGAAGAACCCAAGAACGATGGGGCTGAGTTAGGCACAGCGTGCCATCAAGCCGTAGAGGATTTGTTGCTCTCTCGCATTGAGCAAGAAGCTGAAATGACAGAGCATGACATGTATGACGCATTTGACTACTATTGGGATGAAATGTCCGAAGAGGTAGACAACTGGTACTCGTACGGAAATGCTAATAAAGCGAGGGATAGCGGACGTGGAAAGTTAAAAAGTTGGTATGACAACGTTTTGCCCATGATCCAAAATCCTGTGGGTGTAGAAGTAGGTTTCAACAAGTTGCTTATAGAAGATGATGAACGTGTTGTGTATTTGCGTGGCACTGTAGACCTCGTAGAAGAGGGAGTTCTTTGGGATTGGAAATTTCCTAAAGCAGACTACACACGTGACCGTTGGCAATATGACCGATGGGACGTTCAAAGTATTGCCTACACATGGGCGTTAGATGTTCCTACCTTTAGGTTTGGTGTTATGCACAATAAAGGTTGGGGAACAATGGAATTTACACGCAACGAATCACATGTAGAGTGGTTGCGTAACAAGGTCGCTAGTATCTGCCGATATGTTGAGAACCAAACAGCTCCTTGGCTGTTAGGGGACAACGGTTGGTGGTGTAGTGAAAAATGGTGTCCATCTTGGACACAATGTAAGGGTAAGAAAAGCCCAGAAAGCGAGGAATAACATGGCTTACTCCATGACTCCTTATGAAAGAGCGTCCATAGAGGCGCAAGTCTGTATAAAAGCAGGCGTTGAGATGGCCGTAGCTGAAATAAGCAACGGCGGTTCAGGTGGTGTGTCACTTGCTTTAGCAAATGCACTAGCACTTGCTGAATCACTTGGTGACTTGAAAGATGTCATCGTTGGTGAAACTGCAAACGCACCTCGTCCTGTTCCGATGACTACAGAGGCAGACATAAAGGCTGCGTTCCCAACTGCGGTAACGCAAACCACTCCCTCTGGGCAAACATCACAATACATCTCCGATGAGGATTACTCATTGGTCAACAAATTATTCATGCACGAGAAGGCAAACGGCATAGCCTACGCCTCCAAGGACTCGGTATTCATGGATAACCAAGCTATTAGGAAGCTATTTGCCGAAGGCACAAGGCAATTCCCACCAGACTACTGGGCGGAATCCATGCGTGGCAGAGAAATACCTACAACTAAAACAGGCAAATGTGCTCTTGGTGATTTTAAAATCAAAAAGGGTACAAGCGTAAGTGCTGATGGCACTCCCATTTTGGGGAATGGTGAAGGCAATCACCCACTTGCGAACAAATCAGGTTACTTCGGTGGCTTGGTTAACCACACGCCTTTTAGTTGGCCTGACCGTCCTGCACCTATTGATCCTAATGGGTGGTTAGCAGGAATAAGTGGCTAACAAGCGTCTGTCTATGACAGATGCAATGGATTTGCTGGGGCAGTCACAAACTGCCTCAGCAGTCCATAAAGACGTTAAAGGGGTCAGTGACTCAGACTTAAAGCGATTATTTACACCTAAGACAGAGCAGATGAAACGTATGCGCTCTGATCTTCGTGCAGGCGGAGAGTGGCGCTTTGGTATTGAGGCTTTTGACTCAGCAACTCTAGGAGGCGCACGAGCAGGACAGCTTGTGACCCTCATAGGGAAAACGCATACAGGTAAAACTATGGTAGCTATGAATATGGTTGCAAAGAACAAGAATCACCGTACTCTATGGGTGAGTCCAGATGAGACAGAGACTATGTTCTGGGGCCGATACTCGGCCATGAAACTGCAGATTCCCCAATCTGACTGGCTATCTAGGCTTATGCGACAGGATGAGATGGCGTGGGAGCGCACATCTCAGATAGTCCAAGACCAAAAGAACCTACATTTTGAGTCCACAGGCATGTCTGTAGACGACTTAGATAAAGCCTTGCGAATAGCATCAACAGAACTGTGGGACGGTGAACGTCCGCATGTTCTTGTGTATGATTACCTTGAGCTGATAAGGGGTGGCACAGGCGATGCACAAAGCGTGCAAGCCAAGATTGAATCCTTTAAACAGCTAGTTTCCGATTGGCGCATAATAGGCGTTATGCTGCATCAGTCGGGACGAGGTTCAGGTACTCGTGGAACTGCAGGAGGCATTGACTCTGGCAGATACGGTTCTACATCTGAAAGCCATTTCGTTATAGAGACATGGCGCAGGTGGGACGACACTAGCCTTGACGAGGAAGATCGTGCCTACTACCAGAATGAGATAAGCGTTGGCTTATGGAAAAACAAGGCAGGTGAAGGAACTAAGGCAGAAGCGAACCTGACGATAGACCCAAGTGGACGACTGCTTGAAGCAGGCGTAACGTGGGAGCAGAGGGAGTTGGATCTAGATGAATGAAGAACTAGTCCGAGATTTCGTAATGCTCTTTAAAGGGTTTCCTAACGCTTACGGAACCAATGAAGGTGGATGTAGATGGGAAAAGCCAAACTTTGAAAACCATCTCTTCGGAGATAGGGAAGATGACATGATTGGCACATACCCGATGGTTTACGATCCTCATTGCAAGCTAAACATGCAAGGCCCAGAAGCCTACGACTCTGAGCGTAAATACACAGAAATGCAACCAGATATGTGGCATTGCATTTGGGGTGCTATTGACATAGACGAAGGCGATGACTCGCTAGACTATGCCTTTAACGCCCAGACAATACTTAGAGCTTTAGAGATACCTAGTTGGGTAGAACTCTCAAGGTCCAAAGGATGCCATGTGTGGGTATTTTGTGAAGAATGGGTTACTGCCAAGCTGATACGCAAGGTGTTAAAAGGTGTTATGCAAATAGGCAAGATACCTTACGATGCCGTGTACCCTAAGCAAGATTTTCTTGATGGGCCAGTTGGCAACTACATGAGGCTTCCTTATGGCTGTAAGCGACCCAAACAACGTCAGGTAATGATAAACCACACAAGCGAACCATACGACTTAGAGTCGTTTCTGTTTACAGCGATTGACAGAAAGGCTAGCAAAGTGGCTTTAGAGGCAGCGTCTACGCTGTATAAAGAGCCACAGGCTGACTTGCCACCTCCACGTGAGTACTCCAAGGAACCGTTGATGACGGCAGATGGCAGTAAACTTCGTGGAGCTTCTAGACGAATGTATGAAGACGGTCCTGTTCAGTATTTTCTTACAGGACAAGGCGCAGGTCGTGGTCGCCACGGCTTTCTACACAGATTTGCTAGAGCAATGTGGGAGTCAAAGTACCAGAGAGGTGATATAGTTTCATGGACTGCAGATCTAGACGCTCGTCTTGGTCTATGGTTTAGTGAAGGACCTAAATTCTCTGGGAGGCGAGATGCCGAAAAGCAAATCCAAAAAATCGTTGATGACGCAGGCTCAAGAGCCTTGCGTTGAGTTCATTGTTGAGGGCCGACCCAAGCCAAAGGGTCGCCCTCGCATGACTCGTAGGGGTAGAGTGTATACACCCATAGAAACGATAGAAGCTGAAGAACTTTATGCTGAAACAATAGCAGACAAATACGAACAATTTGAGGGGCCTGTGACAGTGATACTTAAATTCAGCAAAGACAACACTTACGTTCAGATTTGTTCAGCAGGAGATTGGAAATCTCCCTTGCGTGGAGATCTGGACAATTATATTAAATTGGCTTTAGACGGCATACAACGTGCAGGACTTATTAAAAACGACAAACAAGTTGTCCACGTTGATGCCATTAAGGTATGAGATGAGTTTTAAGGATAGAGATTTTGAACACAGGTTTAAGATGATGGGTGACATAGCGGAACAAGCATTTGAAACCATATGGCACACTAATTGGGAGAGATTTGGGCTAAATAGGCCTAGGTTAAAGATGAGTGCTTTGCCACCAGTAATCAGGCACACGCCCGATTACCTAACGTCTAACAACCTCGTAGAAGTGCAAGGCTTAGGCAGGGATCAAACGCTTAAGCTTAAGCTTGAAAAGTACGAAGCGCTAGAGTGGTGGAATAAAGTTCACCCACTTTTGTTTTTCGTTTATGACTCCCATAATGATCGGGCGCATTCCCTTGAATGGAAAGCCCTAAAAAAACTGTGCAAATACGCACAAATTGAAGAATTTCCTGAAGGGAAAAAGTACTATGCCATACATGCTGAACTAATATGGGGTAATGGCAAAACGTGACTTTATTATTGACCCGATTGAAGCATCGTGGATATTTGATAAAGCATACAACAAACAGAAACACAGAGTAGCCACAGCAATGGAGGCTCTTATGCTTGCGGAACCTCACAAAACGCCTGAAGTTTCCTTAGAAGAGCAACACGACCTTAGAGAAATCCTTGTTAGCGCATTAGACACACTTGAACCTATAGAGCTTTGGATCATCAACGCTTTACTATTTGAAAAGTTAAGCTTACGAGAAGTTCAACACATATTAGGAATACCAAAAACCACTCTTGCTAGAAAGCGAGACAGAATCTTAGAAAAACTAAGAAACAAAATACGAACCATCCCACAAGTAAAGGAGTATCTAGATGGACAATAATAACGACATAATGCCTAGGTATTGGGAAGATGCAGCAGGCTTAATGGCTTTTAGAATAGACGATGCCAGAGGCAGAGGTTTAAAACACCCAAATGCAGAAGAAGGATTCTTTGCATTGCTTAAAGCTATACGTGAAGAATACGACACTTGGTGCATAAAACTTTATGGGGTGTTAGACGAAGACATTGACGAAACAGTAGTAGCTAATTGGTTTACTGCGTTTGCGACACTGGTTTTAGACGCAGGCGAAACACACATAGAGATTAACATTCCTGATGCGGAATCATTGTTGCCGTTGCTTACAGCAAAACAACATGATTACGGACACATGAATATTCAAAAATTTGGGTTAGACGGCATTCTAGTCAGGATGCACGACAAGATAGCTCGCTTAGAGAACCTGACAATGCGTTCTTACGACATAGGCGATGATGAACTTTGCGAAGCAAAAGCTGACACCATCGCAGACCTAGTAGGATACTGCATAATTGCGTGCATGTACGCTTATGAAATATGGATGCTCCCCATGCAACTTGACGACATTGATTAATGAAGCATCAAGTCCACATACATCAACAACGTTTACGACAAGGAAAACCTGCAATCATACACAGAACCTATAAAGGGTCTGAGTATCACCAAGAGTTTGAAATCCCTAAAAAAGCTAAGGTTATACAACCAGAAAAACCACTTTCTTGTGGCGCTCGTGCATGGATTGAATGGGAAGATTAACTGTCTTTGTTAAAAGCTTTAGATACAGGGTTCTTAAAAAGGCAACCACCAATAAACGCTATTGCAGCATCTCCACCAATAGTTCCTACTGCTGCAAGCACAACAACAGCGCAAACACCCACAATTGTAAGCAATTCGCTTTTTAACTCTTTTACACTGTCCATAAATATCTCCATGTCACTGGTCCAATAACCCCATCATTTGCAATAGGGTGTTGTTTTTGAAAGCGTAACACCGCTTTCTTAGTATTTCTACCGTAAATACCATCAACAACTAGGTTAACAGGAAGTCGTGCATTTAACTGGCTTTGAGCCATTTGCACGTATTTACCTTTAGATCCTTTACGCAATGGTTTACGTTGTAGTTTTACACCTATTTCTAACAGAGTTTTTCTAATGCCACTAAAATCTATCTTTTTAGGATTTTCACTAGCTTCTGGCATTCCTGCTTTAATCCAACTAGCTATAGCGTTAGATGGACAATAGGTCTTTGCAAAATCTCGGTGACATTTAATCCATAAATGATCACCGTATTTTTTACGCACGCCCTCAATAGCAATGCGTATTCCTTCTTTGCCCTTTTCAGTAATATCATCACCTGAGCCTATATAAGACAAAGAAATAGTTCTCCAATTCCAACCTCTAGTAGCTGCGCCTTGATGCCACCCACGACCCTCAAATATTTCCCCATTTTCCCCAATTAAAAAATTGTACCCAATTGATTTCCAACCAAGAGTTTTAGTGTGATAACGGTCATGGCTTTTTACACGTTCGGCAGGCATTGATGAAGCGCCAGTAGTGTGATGCACAACGATGCCAACAGGTTTAACACGAAACGGAGATAACCGTTTTCCCGAATCAATTGCTCCCCATTCTTTACGAGTAATAATTTTCATACCTATAAGACTCCTTGTCCCTAATTGTTGTTATGAATAGCATCCAACAACTGTAAGCGGTTAGCATCAGTTACTTTTTGCCTATTTTCGTAATATCTTCCTACTTCAGCTTGTTCTATTTCATAAGGACTAAGTGTTCTTAATCCTATTCCAAAGAACCAACTCATTATATTGGAAAAATGCCTTTGCTGGTATTTCTCCTCAGTAGGAGCTACCCTACGCAAATCGCTAATAGGAGGCGTTACTTGTGTTAAAAAGTGCAACCATTTAGATTTTACAGCATAACCACCGTTAGGTAAAGGCTTTGCAACACCTTGTGTTTCTAACATTGGCATCAGTAACGGAACTTTCTCCAACCAGAAAGGCACATGTTCGTATCTGTCTTTAAATGAATAGTCTTTCCAAATGTTCCTATTCATCATCAACTCCAAAGGAGCTTTGACTAATGGGGTCATCATTGACGCTCCAGAGCGCAATGTGGCCCCTGCTGCGCCTAATACATCACCTTGAGCTAATTCGCTAACAGGATCGTTAATCATGTCAAAAGTAGAACGAATAGGAAGATCTGGCATAAAGAAAACAGGGTTTCCTTGCACATCCATACTTGCAGGCAATCGCACACCGCCCTGTCTTAGCATCCAGTCAGGAACAGGGCCGACATCCCTATCTTCCTTGTCAGATAACGCACGCATTGTTAATGCGTATCTATGAAATTTAGCTGGCTGTTGAAAATATTGTCCAATAGTTAAAGGAATAGCGTGACGTGACCACGTATAAAACGGAATTAATCTTTTAACTTTCCGCTCAGTTTGACTTAAATCAGAATAATCAAAATGCCATTTAACTATGTTATCCCAAGCGTCATCTACAGTTCCACCAGAATTTAACGTGTGCAACCCTAAAGATCCTCTTACTACATCTTCTACAGTAGCGTTAGCGCCTCTAAATTTTTTAAGACCAATAAATTGAGAACTAAAAGGCATTGATGCTCGTATGTTCCAGTCTCTTCCCCTCCATCGTTTAACAGTCTCTATTTCCCTGTTTCCAATTTTTATTGATCGTTTAGAATCAGGAATAAATTCTTGCCCATAAAAACCAGACCCTTCTTTACCTACTAAACCACCGTCCATCATTACACGAACTGCGTTAATGTCTTTAGGATTAGTCTTTTTGCGTGCTGCATCAGCCAATTGCTGTGCGTCACGCAATACACGCCTACGTAATTTAGGTTTAGAAGCTCCAAATATAGCTGCATCAGCTATTTCGTCTTGATATTTTAAATACTTAAAGGCGTTTAAAAATTGGCTATAAGCGCTTACAGGAACATCAGCTAAATAATTCATCCATAACGCTCCGTAAAAGTTTCTAGCCAAGAAGCCTGCTTTTAAAATCATGTAACCTTTTGTAACGTTATGAACGTTGTCGTAATACTGAACAAGAGTCTTGGGAGGTTTACCTGTAGTTTCTAACCCAAGTTTTGTCGTACCCATTATTGTTTCAGTTATTCCTTCTCTAGTGGAATTAGCTAAACCAACTGGGTTCTTAGCAGCATCATGTGCATAAATTAATGATGTGAAAAGACGTTCTTTCGTCTTTTCACTCATTTCTGAGTAATTAGGTACAAATAACTGGTCTACATCTGGTTTAGGATTATTCAAAGTCTTAAGAACATAGTCAATTTCATCTAAGTCATTAATTCCTATTTGCTTTAAAGAAGCTGAAAAATCTAAAAGATTTTCCAAGCTTCCTATCGCTAACAAGTCATCTTCAGCAATACCATCTACCATGTTCTTTAATTTGTTTCTGGCATCAACGTGAAGCTGTAAGCGTTGAGTAACAAAATCTAGCGCTTGTTTCTCTTGAAGAATACGCAATTCCACATCTTCTAACTCTTTTGCTAAACCTGTTATTTCAATATCTTCATCAGGCATCCACTTTCTCAACTTTTCAACATCTTTAGACAATTGCGTGTCATAAGGCCTAGAAGTTCTTATCTTATGCAAATCGCCTAAAGCTTTAAGTCTGTCCATGTAATGAGCTTGCAAATTCTCCATATTGTACTTAATTTGCTTAGACTCATTAATGCTTTCAAAAACGTCTTTCTTTAACAGACTGTAGTTTTCTCGGCCAATATCGTAAGCAGCTTGATCTTTAACATCAAGCGCTTGGGCCAACCCTTTTCTTTCTACCAATTTACCTTTAGGTCTTCCACCTTTAATAAACATAGGGAAAATGTTTCCTCTGCCAGAAGCTTGTAAAGCTTCATAAGCAGCTTTTTCAGTAACACTTGCGCCTTTAAAATCAAGAGTTGGATTATTTAAAAAGTTTCTTACTTGCTCATCGTAACGTTTAATAAGTGATTCTCGTGTAGGTATTTTACTTGCAACAATTTCGTCAATAAGCTCTTGCTCGTCAGCGTTCCACCATTTTTTCCACTTTTCATCAAGTACAGGATTGTCGTTAAAAGCATAAATCTTTTGATCTGTGTAAAGTTCATCAAACCCTGCAACTACATGATGGTTGTCAGATGGCTTAGGAATACCTGTAGCTCCTTCTTCAAGCTCAGTTGAAAAATCTTGCCTGATAGCTCTACGAGGAACATCTGGATCACGTTCTAACACTTTAAACCTATTAACATACGTTTCTGCATCAACTTCACGCAAAGTACCTTCAGCTATTAACTGCTTCACAGTGTCGTCACCACCCCTGAACGTATCTGCTAAACCTTTAGCCGTATAAACTCTTGTAACTAAACCAGTACGCATTTGCTCATTTGACGCTGCCAAAAAATGATGCACGTCTATAGCAGCATTAATCTGTTGTTGCGCCCTTTGAGCAGCCCATTCAGGATCAACAACAATCGCATTAGGATTAGTAATCGTGTAATCCATTGTAAATGGAGCCTGAACAGTGCCTTTACGAGCTTGTTCTACTGGGTCCGCCATAGCGTCCCAAGTTTCATTCTCAAGCTGAGAAGCCTGCCTACTGCTCATTCTTCTATTAATACCTTCTACGTCAAGCCCTATAGTTTCCTGTTGAGCGACAATGTAAGCGTCATCTATTACGTCATCTTGATCACCGTATCTACCTGCAACTTCTCGCATTTCCCTTTCAGTACTACGGCTGTATTGAGCTTGATCCCTGTAACCCCCAGACCTAAGTTTAGACCTAACGTTTCTAACGTTTGAATTAAAGCTTTGATCATACGTAGCTTGACCGTGCATCCTAGGTTGAGAAACACCTATATACCCATCATTAGCTAAAGACATTTTCCAATCGTCTATCATCCTCTTAGCTAAAAGGCTGTCAGCGCCCTCAACGTTAGCAAACAATTGCATTACCCTATTTACGTGAACATAAGATTGCATCTTAGCTTTAAGAATTTCATCCTTAAAATGAGGATTAGATGGGCTTGTCGCATACGCATACTCACCCAAATCGTCCATAAAATTATTAAACCGATCACCGTCTCTAGTCAAATAGCCATTAACTGCGTCTATTTGCCTGTATTTGTTATCTCTCCAAGAAAGAAACTCAAGTACTTCTTGGAAGGTTCCACCTTCATTAAAGTAATTTGCCATAATAGGATCAGTTTTAATAGCAGCTCTTATAGAGCGAACACGACCCATTGTTCTTACAGAAGTAATCGTATCCCTTCTAGTTGCTGCAGTCATAGTATCAACTACGCTAGGAACACTACTCCCTTCAGAAACTCTGTAAATGTCGTTTAGAATTACTTTACCTTCACCTGTTGCAGGGGAAATACCTGCAGGAGTAACCTGAACAACTTCAGTAGCAGGTTGTGGCAATCCTAAATCTGCGTCTTGTAACTCTAAACTCCCTTTGTATTTGTTAGCAAGCAACAACTCCATCTCTTTAGCTTGTTTAGCTGTTAAAGCGTCCTTAGTAACTACTCGTATTATTTCATCCATGACAAGCGGATCTTGTCTTCCTAAAATATCTACCATTCGTTCGCCCAAAGAAATCATGTCTTGTGGCATAAGTTTGGTAGGTCCTTCCCAGCCAACCAAACGAAGTATTTGATCAGTAAACTGACTCAAATCATCACCCTTAAGGCCAGCAGGGTTAGCAGGACTAAGCTCAGTCCAAAATCTGTACAAACCTTCTTCGTAACCATTAAAACTAATAAGGGATGTATCGCCCATAGTTCTAGCTTCTGCATCTAGCTTAAGTAAAGTTGCCATAATTTCTTCAGGTTCTTTAACTTGAAGAACAGGATCAACACCATAAAACCTTATTTCTCCCATGTTTGTATCAACAGCTAGACCTTGATACTTAACCCCTTCCCTGTAAGCGTAAGGCGCTAACGTCATCCTAGACTTACCCCCAAATGGGCTTTGCTGATGGCCCATGACATCAGAAAGGCCCAAAGGTTTAGCAATTGTGTCATCGTAGCCACCTGAATTATCCAAAAGTCTAAGAAGACCAGTTTTACCTTCTGTTGCCCACGTATCTAAAACAACTTTGGTTGGCAAAACGTTAGAAGCAAACTGCTTCAGCATTTCGTCTTCGTCTGTCAAATAAGGTAACCCAAAATATTCAGATAAATATTTTGTTCTAACTTCCAAGAAATGCGCTAGTTCATCTAATGTTTTTGCATCTAAATCAGGAACAGCGTTCTCTAAATAATTTTTCCAACCTCCCACAGAGTTACGCACATGCAACATTCGTTCTACTTGCTGATTCATTGAATCAGGCATAAACCCACTAGGTAATTTTCTAGCAATATCTTCAGGAATATTATTAGGAAAGTACAAACTTTCATCTATAGCCCCATACATTTTAGGACCTAAACCTAATTCCATAACTTCTGTAATGTCGTAATTAACGCCTACAACTTCCCTTGGCTGTCCACTAGCTCTAGTTGGAGTAAGCGGATCTCCTTGCCTTGCAAGGTCATCTACGCCTTCAAAAACTTTATTTAGCTCTTCTGCTAAATCATCTTTGACTCGCATTATTTGAGCTTCCATGTCTTTAGGTTTTAATTCTTCTAGTTTCGCAATCTTTCTTTGCGCACGCCTAGAAGCAAACCCAGCAGTCCGCCATTGCGTGTATTGAGTGCCAAATATTTTGTCACCTTTACCAAATCCTTTAGTCTCAAGCCATTCCTGAGTTAAAGAATTCTTGCGTTCTTTAATTTCTATTTTGCTAGGTTTCCTAGCTTGACGCTCTACTACAGTTCCATCTAATTGCGTGTAACTTACCCTATCTCGTGGAGTAATCTCCTTTACACCTTTAGGCGTTTTAGGACGTTTAGGTTCAACAGTAGGGCGAGGCCTAGGTGGCTCTAACGGTGGAGGAGAATCTACAGGCACAAAACTAACATTGTCTATTACGCTTGCGTTAATAGAATCCACCATTGCATCAAATTCCATAGGGTGCGTATCTACGACATCAGCAGCATAATGATACAACCCAGTTTCTTTAGTTAATTGTTCCGCTAAATCATTTGCTGCCTGTTGACGGATTTGATCATCCGTCATATCCCAAGCAGCATTAGTAGCCACAGTAGACTTACCACTGTTAGCTTCCCAATTTTTAAATTCAATGTCGTATTTTTCCCAAGCTTTACGATCTTGATTGTAAGCGGTTACTTCTTTGTTGTATTGAATCATTTCAGCTTCATACACTTGTTGCACTTTGGCATCAGGATCTGCAAGAGACTCAGGTGTGCTTTTGCTAACTATAATGTTATTTTGATCATCCACAGAAACAGTAGTTGGTTGCTTTTCAACCAACTGCAGTCTTCCGTCAACATATTCTAAAGCTTTATAGGGTTGTCCATCAGGAAGATGTTTTTCAGTTCCTTTAGAAGTAAAGAAAGCATCATCCATTCCATACCTAACAGTCCTAAATCTACCAAACCTTTCAGCTTGATTACCCCAAGCATCAAGAGCACTAGGTCTACCAGTTGTAGGGTTTACCTCTCCCCACAAAATACCGTAATTTCTAGCAGAACCTGTTCCATTAACTGACCAATTTCCCAACAAAACATCAGCTATAAAATCGTCAGACATCTTAAGAACTTGTGGTTCAACTTTTACTCCCCAAAAACTAAATGCCATTTGAGTCAAATCTTGGTTTGTTTCAACAAAATTAGGATCAAACACAGACAAACCATCATCTTCACCATAAACAGGCTTAGGGTAACCTGCCTGTTGCGTTGCTCTAGGATCAACAGGCGCACGACCACGACTAGCTCTTTGAGGACCAGCTTCACCGCCAACAGTATACGGCTTTATACTTTCATTAATTTTCATAACAGAATAAGCAGTACCACGTTGAACTCTGGCTTCCATGCGAGGCACAGCAACACCCAAAATTTCGTAAACCTTTTGAGCAGCTAACTGCTCATCTCTTTCACGAAAATTCTTTTTCTTTCCCTGCGGAGTTGCATTGTCATGCTGCGAAAACGATCTTACATAATACGTTTCACCGTCAGCGCCCTTGTAAAAACCATCCAAAAGATCAGAACCCTTTGGAGCAACAGGAAAAGCTTCACTTCCCTGAAAACCAATAACTTCTGGTTCTATTCTCATTTCTGGATTTAAAATATCTAAATCAATACCAAATTTTTTAAAAGGAACAGGGCTTTGCACGCCTTGTTCCATTGCTTCCCCAAACTTTTTAGCATAACGTTCTACTCTAGCGATTTCTTCCATTGTTACAGGAATGCCATCAAGTTCAACTTTCATGTATTCCTCTAGCTTTGCAAAAGGATTTCTTGACAATTCTTCCTGAACTGAAGCAAAACGCCTATCTACCGCTTCCCTGTATTTCCCTATCTTTAACGCCAAATCAGAAGCACTTTCAATAGTCGCTAAAGATTCTTTCCCCATCAACAAATAATATTGCCTTATGGCATTGCCTAATTCTCTGCTAAGTTCAGGATTTGCAATAACTTTTGCTTGCTCGTCTATACCATTGTGCATGTGTGACTTAATTAAGTTTCGCCATTGCTCAACATTTTCTACAGTAGGAACACCAAACTGGGCAATAGGACCTTGGTCTTCTAAATCGCTAAACTTTTTAGCTATTTGATCTAATTCATCCATTAAAGATGAAATTTCCATATCCATTGTTTCCAATGTTTTAAGCATTGACGCAGGCAAATTAGCAGGATTTTCTTTTACAATTGCATCGTGATGGCTTATTTGAAACCATTGACCCATGCCTTCATCAAACCTAAGCATTTCAGTATCAAAATATTGACTAATTTCTTTAAAAGTCATTTCTGACCCATCAGACAAAACAACCGTTTTAGGTCCAATTATTTGAGAAATACTTCCATCAGGCATAAGCCTGTAAGAAACACCACCGTCATTAAGAACTTTAACAGCTTGATGAGGTGTCATAAAAGTTCTAACTTTTGCAGGAGATGGTTCAGGACCCATTCTAGCAAGCACGTCTTCATCAGGTCTTGCAGCCCCCATAGGAGTAACTAGTTCATCTTCTCCTGATATTTGGCCACGTTCTTCAAAGTTTCTCTTTAGGTAATCTTCAATTTGTTCACCTTCTCGTTGCCCCTGATGTCGTTTAGCGTTAGAGTTTTCCCACCTTTGTCTTTGATGCTTAATAGTGTTTTCAATCTCTAATGTCTGAATATCTGTTAGTTCTTCAGCAGTAATTTTTTGCTGAGGAGCGACATCATCTGTAACTGCAGAAACTTGCTCTAAAGCTTGCTCTCGTTCAAGAGGCGTAACATCTTTTCCTGTTAGCGGATCACGGAAAGCAGGCTCATCTAAAGCTTGCGCTCTTTGAGGCGGAGCATCAGGGAACGTCATTCGTGCTATATCGTCTTCCCACCTTCGCAAAGTTAATTCTATAACTTTGCGATCTACCATTTGACCAATTCCTTGAGAACCAGCTACTCCTTGCACTTCTTGATAACCAAGTTTATTAAAAGCAGTTATCGCAGACATTGCATCAGGAAGATCTTGTTCAACTTGCCTCATAATAACTGGCAACAATTCTTCTGAAGTCATGTGATGCCAATTGGGCATTTGCAAAAGCTCAGGCATAAATTCGTGTGCTTTAGCAGCATCTAAACCTCGTGTAATTTCAAGAAGTTTATTAACTTCAGTAGAAACACGCACTTTTGCTTGTAAATAGCTTTCATACATGCTTGCAACATTAGGAATGTTCCCAGCATCGTCAGCAAACTCTTCCCAATTTATGCTGCGCATAAACATTTCTAATTCACGTTTAAGGTCTTGACGTATTGCTCTTAACGCAGGATCAGTAATTTGTGACGGATCAATTTCTGCATCTATACCTTTAATTACTCGTATAATGTCATCTGCAGTTGTTTGCCATATTTCTCTACCAACGCTGTCGTTCCAAATAGTATTTAACGTAGACAACTCTAAATCTACATCGTCACCAAAAACACCCATATTCGTCATACGATGAGCTTCATAATTTCTATTTGTTTGTATTACTTCAGCAATCGCTTGAGTGTATTTATTAGCAGCATCTTTGGCTCGTTCTACGCTTCCAAATTTTTCAATAAGGTGTTGTTCTATTTTTGCTTTAGTTTGTACACCGTTACTTAATGATTCGTACAGATAATAATAAACGTTATCCGTTATATCCTCTCCACCAATCATCAACTTTTGGAGCACCTCTTGAAGCTCTTGAATTTCCACATTCGCTTCTATCGCTTTTTGGAACTGAGGAAATTCTTCAATTGATATTTCTCCAGCTTTAAATTTTTCAATGTCAAACATGAACTGTTCTTGTTCATCCATAACTTGCATTAACTTGTTAAACAATTCATCTGTTTTATCAACAGACTCTCCGTACATTTGTTCACGCCTATTAAGTAATTGCTCACGATCCATTGCACGAGATAATTCTGTTTCATATTCATCAAGCAACTTAGCGTGTTGATTTTCCAAATTTACAATAGTTTCATCCATCAAACGTTTTTGAGCTAGTTCAGCTTCCGCAGACCGAATAATTGCTTCATCTATTTCAACTTCTTTTTTCTTAATTGTTTGAACCATGCGAGTTAAACGCCTGCTTGCTGCAACCGAAGCAGCAGAAGGCATCTTTAAACCAGTTACCCAACCAGTAGCATTAGGCGACCATCCACCCTTAATAACTCTCTGATTTAACCAATTCATTCCAATCAACTGAGAAACACCTTGGTTGTAGTTGTCTAAAACTTTTTGCATATTAAAGCTAAAGAACTCACCATTCATGCCTAAATTTTCTAGAATCTCAGACATTTGCTCAGGGATAGTTCCATACGCTCTACCGCTTATTGGGTTTAGCTGTCCAACGTTTCCTAATTCTTCTCCAAAGAAAGTGGTCCTAGGAGAACTAGATGAGTTGGCAAATTGTTTGCGAAAATTTTGCATTTGCGCATCAGTAGGAGGAATAACCTTTCCTTGTGGATTACGCACAGGTGTGTAATTGTCAGCAAACCATTTTTCAAATTCTGTTTCAAATTCTTTAGGCTCAACATAAAAACGTCTTTGCTCAGGGCCTACAGTCCTGCCTTTTTGTTTACTTACAATGGCTGCTTTCCACTCATCAGTTAATTGATGAGGGAAATAGCCTGCTCTTTTGGCAAGAAAATCTGTTTGTGCCATGCTGTTTGCCATTAAGCGCAAACTCTCCATCAAGGTTGCTCCTTGGCCAACAAGGTCAACGCCAGTTTTTAACGCAACTTGTTCCATAACTTCTATAGCTGCTTGATCGCCTTCTATCGCTGACATTAAAAGACGTTGAAAAGCTTCACTGTCATTTAATGCGTAAGCAGTAGGGAAATCCCCCAAAAGAACACCATTTTCAGTTTTCCACGCATTAAGAATAGGTTTTATGTTTCCTAACTCATTATTAACGACTCCTCTAACTTTGTTTAAAAACAAATTAGTAGGTTTGTCTAATTCTTTACGAGCACGCATTGTAAGCATTCTTGCTTGCCCATTCCAACTAAATAGTTCTTTAGCAGCAATAACTTCCCAAGGGTTA